TATCATAAATATTACAATGAGAAGAAAACACACTTTGCACGTTGGACAAAACGTCCTAAGCCAGAGTGGTACTTGACTATATAAGATTAATGCCAACATACGATTTTTTAAATACTGAAACAGGTGAAACTTTTGAGAAATTCATAAGCCTTTCTGGCAAAGACGAATATCTCAAAGAAAATCCACACATTCAACAAGTTCATCTTGGCGCCATGTCAATTGTCAGTGGCGTATCAATTACTGGTAAAGTACCAGACGGTTTCAAAGAAGTTTTAGCAAAAGTTTCCGAGAATCATAAACAATCTTCCGTGGCCAATAAGCACGGTAAAAAATCCATCAGAGAATCACAAACACAAAGAATTGTAGATAAGCATCTAGGAAAATTTGGGCAGTAATTGTATCATGCTAACCTGTAGTCGTATATAAGGAACACTTATGGCAAGGAGAGCAGCACTAAAGCAAGTTTACAGCAGTGAAGAAGTAAATGATTATTCAAAGCCATCCAATCGATTGAAGTTACGATTGGATGATATGAAAACCTTTCAACCCTTAACTGAAAACCAAAAAATATTTTTTGATGCATATAAGAGGCAAGATTACTTTATAGCGTTACATGGTGTTGCTGGAACAGGTAAAACTTTTTCAGCACTATACAAAGCAATTGAAGAGGTGTTAGATAGGAGCAACACCTTTGAAAAAATTATTGTTGTTCGTTCCGCAGTACAATCTAGAGAAATCGGTCATCTACCAGGAAGTGTAGATGAGAAGATGGAAATCTATCAACAACCATATCGTCAAATATGCGAAACACTTTTTGGTCGCAAAGATGCATGGGATAGACTCGAAGAGCAAGGTCATATTGAATTCATTTCAACATCATTCATTCGTGGTATGTCATTTGATGATGCCATTATCATTGTTGATGAAATGCAGAATATGACGTTTGAAGAAATAGATACCGTAATGACACGTGTGGGTCATCGATCAAAGATTATTTGGTGTGGTGATTACAGACAGACTGACTTGAACAAAAAGAAAAACGATGTATCTGGTTTATTGAAGTTTTTTGATATTGCATACCATATGGATGCTTTTACAAGAATTGAATTTACACCAGATGACATTGTTCGTTCAAGCCTAGTTAAGGATTACATTTTGGCCAAATTGAAGTTTGAGGATATTTCAGAAAAAACATAACAATGCGAACATTTGATCATGTAAAGTTACCGCAACTACAATTTGACCTAAAAGCAGAAACTACTGATAGTGGTAGACTCTATACTACGCCTGAAGGCAACAAGTATAAGTCTATCACTACGGTACTTTCCAATTACGGCAAGAAAGCCCTTTTTGAATGGCGACAGGCTGTAGGTGAAGAGAGAGCAAACGAGATATCACGCAAGGCATCAAACCGTGGTACAAAGGTACATAAGATTTGTGAAGATTATATCAACAACGAAATAAACGATTTCAGAATGCAGATGTTGATGCCTGATCTGAAAGAATTGTTTTTCAAAATCAAGCCAATCATTGATGAGAACGTTGGTAAAGTTTATTCACAAGAGCAAGCACTGTATTCCGATAAACTTAGAATTGCTGGTCGTGTAGACTTGATTGCTGAATGGAATGGTAAGTTGTCAGTCATTGATTTCAAGACATCCACAAAACAGAAAGATGAAGATTACATTCAGAACTACTTTATGCAGTGTACAGCATATGCACTGATGTTTGCTGAACGAACTGGTATTTGGATTGATGACATTGTGGTACTGATTGCTACCGAAGAAGGACCAGCGCAGGTATTCGAAAAACAGATTCACGATTACCGGCAACCGTTGATTGAAATGATTGATAAATATGCTTGACATGTCGGAGGCACTATGCTATCATTCAAACAACATACACAATTAGATGAAGGCAATCCATTAGCAAGATTGGCTAAACATGCGGAAGAAGGTCGCCATTATGCGATTCTTTCATCACAGCGACCTCATGATGAAGTGTCGCCGGAACAAAACAAAAAGAATCACGAAGAACTGAAAAAGAAACTGACTGCACAAGGCTACACTCACAAAGATGTTGAAGGTCATTGGGAAGGTGGTAAAGAGAAGTCTATTTTGGTACATGCAAAGGGAAAAGGAGATGAACACGGCAAACAGTTGCTCCATGATATCAAGAAACATGGAGAACATTATAATCAAGACTCAATCTTACATCATGATGGAAAAACAGCGACCTTACACGGAACAAACAAAACAGGATTCCCAGGTCACGGCAAGACAGAGAATGTAGGCAAGATGGCTTTCAATAAGCCACATGCACCATTTCAAACAGAAACAAAACCAAAGTCTGATAAGCCGTTGAAGCCAGGAAGAACGAGCAAAGGTTCAGCAAGATTTACAACGGTGTGATATGCAAATTACTGAAAAAGAATACGATAAAAAACTTGATGCGTACTTGAGAGAACAAGGACCAAATCCAGGCACAACATTTTTTGGTTCTTGGGGTTGGTATGCTATGAAGAAAAATGAATTTCATAAACAAATGCAACAAGAAGGATTCATTGTAGTATCAGACTAATGTTTTACGCATTAATTGTAACGGTCATCATTTCAGGTTCAGTTACAGAATCACAATGGAAAACATTTGAGAATTTTGAACAGTGCCAAGAAGTGGCAAGTACGATTGTGCGACACAGAGATTATATCGTGGCACGTTGTGTGCCAGTTGAAAGAATTGTTGTAACTCCTTCAAAGTGAAGGCATTCTGGACGGCGGTTCGACTCCGCCCTAGTCCACCAGAAGTGTTGTTTAGGGTGATATGTAAAAGTTTAACAAGACTCTGAGGATTGGAATTCCCGACCTGTGAACAGCAGGACATTTCTGATGGGCTAGACCTGGTTTCGACAGGGTGAGATAGTGGAGAAGGCAACACAGTAGGCGATGACTGTAAATCAAGCAAATAAATTATCTGCAAACGATAATTACTACGCAATGGCTGCTTAAATAGCCTTGCTGGGGTTTAAGTGGGTTGTACCTTATTACCAAAACAACCCACATCAAATTCAGAGATACATTATGCGTGTTTACATTGGTCCTTATACAAACTGGTTTGGTCCTTATCAATTAGCAGAACTGCTTTGCTTTTGGGTAAAAAAAGTACCTGATGAGTATGGATTCAAACGACATCCTGATTGGGTTCATGACTTTGGTACATGGTTGGCCGAAGATAAGAATGGTAATGATTCTTGGCTAACTAAGTTTTGTCAGTGGATAGAAAGTCACAAAGAACGCAAAATCAAAGTGCGTATTGACAAGTACGATACTTGGTCAATGGATCACACATTAGCAAATATTATTTTGCCGATGCTCAAACAACTTCAAGCAACAAAACATGGTTCACCTATGGTTGATCTTGAAGATGTGCCAGAAGAACTACGTATCGTTGGTTATGAAAATGATTCATCACAATTCAGTTTTAAGTTTGAAGGTGATGAACAATATGAAAAAGAATCTTGGGATATCACACATCGTCGTTGGGAATGGGTGTTGAATGAAATGATTTTTGCCTTTGAACATCTGCTTGATGACTCATGGGAAGAAGCATATCGTTCTGGTCATATCGATATGCAGTTTGTGCCATGTGAAGATAATCCCAAATTGTCACAAATGGTAAATGGTCCCAATCACACATATGAATGTGACTATGATGGTATGAACAAAGTTTATGATCGCATGGATAACGGTTTTCGTTTGTTTGGCAAATACTACCGTGGCCTTTGGGATTAAAATAACTAAATAAGTGTACTGGCATTACACACAACCCGCCAGTAAACACACAACACACAGGAGTAATTATGAGTAATCTTACACCGTTCGAGATTCGTCTTGAACTTCTAAAAATGGCAAGAGATATGCTTACCGAAGAGTATTATGGTAAGCGTGATCAACTTAGCCACGACTGGCAAGTAAAGGTGGAGTCCGCTAAACTAAACGGACAAGCAATACCTGACCATCCAGCACTTCCACCATATCCCTCAGAAAGCGAAATCATTGCCAAGGCACAAGCCTTGAATGGATTCGTTTCAAATATTTCAGCAGAAAAAACACAAAGCAAAAAAACTGCCTGACGGGAACGGGTGTGCTTCGGCACATCTCTAACTAAAAAGGAGAAATATGCGTTACATCACACTATTACTTTGTAGTATCTTTGCAGCATTTGTTGTATATGTTGGTCATGCAGCAGCACAAATCAGTATACCAGTTCAGCCGAAAGTTCAACTGGAAGATTTATCACCACAAGCAAGATCGGAAGTTGAATGTCTTGCACAGAACATGTATTTTGAAGCAGGACTAGAACCAAGACTTGGGCAAATTGCCGTAGCATTTGTTACACACAATCGAATGCAATCAGGTGTATTTCCTGACACATATTGTGGTGTAGTCAAACAAAAAGTTGGCACCGTTTGTCAATTCTCATGGGTATGTGAAAATCGTCCTAAGGATATGATGAGAAAAGGACTCTTGACATTAGAGAGTAATTCGTTGTATAATAGTGTAACTGAACTAGCATTGGCGTTCTATCTTTATACTGAAAAGTTCAAAGATCCAACAAGAGGTGCATTGTTCTTTCATGCAGACTATGTAAAACCTGGTTGGAATAATATGAGGTACACTGCTCAAATCGGCAGACATTTATTCTACAATAAGGCAAAGAAGAGTTCATGAGTATTTTATCAAGCAAAAAGGAGAAGATGATGGAGAAGGGATTGAGTAGTATAACCACAGTTTCGGTTACTTTGGTTCTACTTTCAATCGTTGCTGCGATATGTCTTTATGGTTTGAATGACCGTAAACTAATGGCAGCAAATATTGAAAACGCTATTGCAAAAGGTATTGACCCATTGACTGTACGGTGTTCATATGCCAAGAGTGATGATATTGTTTGTATTGCACACGCTGCTAATCGTAAATAAACGGAGATTATATTATGGATTTTGATAATGACAACCACACATTCATGTTTCGCTTTCATTCTGCTGAAGGTGAAAGAGACTTAGAAATGAATTGCAATGCCTTGTATCTTGGTGACATCTTTGATAGATTCCGTGATTTTTTACAAGGCTGTGGTTATCAAATTGATGGTATGATTGATGTTGTGCCATTCGAAAAAGAAGAGAGTCCAGTTACTCTTGGTGAACAATCAGAATATGATTTCAGTAACATACCAAATAACAACTGGCTATTCAGTGGCACAACGAATGATACAATACCAGATCAGACTACTCAACAATTTCAATCGTGGTCGGCAGAACTACCAAGCAGCACTGGTAGCAAAATAAAAGTTAATTTCTGATGCCAACCAAAGATGAAATGCTCAAGTTCTCTTTACAGATAGAGAGACTGGTGGCCAACACAGATTACACATATCTTGAGGCCATCACTGAACACTGTAAAGAGACTGGATTAGAATTGGAAGTTGCTGCTTCACTCATCACACCAAATCTAAAGTCAAAGATTCATGAGCAAGCAGAACGTTTAAATATGTTAAAAGTGAAAGGTAATCGTTTACCGATATGACGGGCTATGAAGCATTCTGTTTATACACTTCTCTCAAACTACACTTTAATTCAGATTCTTACGATTACTTTAAGTATCACGGTAAAGTAAGCACAAGCATTGAAGCATTTGAGAATCGAAAAGATAAATGGCACTTTTACAAACTAAGTCGGAGATTCGCAAATGTTGATATATGCCGTGATTTTCTTGTTGCTAATTTGGTTCATAACCAGGATGTCTGGGTAGGGCATCTTCTTACCAATGAATCTGATGAGGAGTATCGTAAACGACAAAAGATTATTCAGTCTTTGACGTACACCTTTACGAATGAGATTGAATCATTAATGAGTCATGGCAAGCCAAATGACTTGTTTATGTCGCACGATGGTGAATATCCAGAACTATTGATCAAGTTGCTACATGAGGAAATCTCACTTGAGACTGTGTGCATACTGAACAAAGTGCTTGAGTTTCTACCATCGTGGGATCGAAAGATTGGTGACACGATTCATTATCCAAACGTCAGTAAAAAAATAAAGAAATACACACCATTCATACCATTCGAGCCAACAAAATACAAACTCATACTCAAAAAGGAATACGATGCGAATACAAAAAATATATCTTGATATGGATGGTGTTCTTTCTGATTTTGGTAAAAGATACAAAGAACTTTTTCAACAAAAAGCATCAAGCAGCCGTGAACGTGGTGAAAAACATGATGATAATTGGAATCGTTTTGTAGACGGCAAAAATTTTGAAACACTTGAATGGTATCCTGGTGGTAAAGAATTAATGAAGTACATTATCTCACTGGATATACCTGTAGAGATACTTTCTTCTTCTGGTGGTCGTATGCATCACGAAGAAGTAAAGCGGCAGAAAAAGGTTTGGTTGAAAAATTATAACATTGATTTTAAAGCCAATATCGTACCTGGTCGTCATTTGAAAGCAGACTACGCCAAATCCGACATTGTAATTATTGATGATACCCAAGATGTCATTGATGATTTTAATATGGCAGGTGGCATAGGCATTCTTCACAAAGACACGGCGAAAACGATAAAAATCGTGCAATCTGTTCTTGACGACACATATATATCAGTATATAATGAATCACGTGGACAAGACGCACATACTTTTTAATAAACTAACTTATACGAGGTAACAATATGGCAGATTTTTCTTCTCTCAAACGCAATCGCAATTCGTTCGACAAACTCACCAAAGCGATTGAATCAATTAACACTCCAGCAGAAGGTTCTAAAGACGATGATCGTTTTTGGCAACCAGAAACAGACAAAGCTGGCAACGGTATGGCAGTGATTCGTTTTCTGCCAGCACCAGCAGTAGATGGTGATGATGCACTTCCTTGGGTTCGTGTTTTCAATCACGGCTTTCAAGGTCCGGGTGGCTGGTATATCGAAAACTCTTTGACTACTTTGAATCAGAAAGACCCAGTATCAGAGTATAACTCTGTGTTGTGGAACTCTGGTATCGAAGCAAATAAAGAAATCGCACGTAAGCAGAAGCGCCGTCTTACATACATTTCAAATGTGCTGATCGTTTCTGATCCTAAGAATCCAGAGAACGAAGGTCAAATCAAACTGTACAAGTTTGGTAAGAAAATTTTCGACAAACTGACTGAAGCAATGAATCCTCAGTTTGAAGATGAGAAAGCAATTAATCCATTTGACTTCTGGGATGGTGCTAATTTCAAAATCAAGATTCGTCAAGTTGAAGGTTATCGCAACTATGACAAGTCTGAGTTTGAATCTCCTTCAGCATTGTTTGATGGTGATGATGCTAAACTTGAAGCACTGTGGAAAAAAGAATATTCACTCAAAGAGTTTCTTGATCCCAAAAACTTTAAGTCATATGATGTGTTGAAAGCAAAACTTGATAAGGTTCTTGGTCTTGATGGTACTGCACCAGTTTCTAAGACAAAGGCTGAAGAGTTTACACCACGTTCTTCACCAGACATTGAAGATGAAGAACTAGATTATTTCAAGTCTCTAGCAGAAGATTAATCCTCCACTAATCGACTGCGACGGCACCTTCGGGTGCCGTTTTTTTATGTTGCGTGAAGAATTTTTTCTTCAGAGATAATTGTAGTGTTGTTTGTGATGCCTGCGTTTATAACTTTCGGCTTTTGTGGTTTTGATTGTTGACGCTGTTCCATTGCAATTTCATTCGATGATTTTCCTATGTTAGCACCTTCAACGACTTTACCTGTTGCAACGTCAATTGCATTTCCTAATTTATCGGGAACTTCTGCATCATCTGGCGTTGCTGGTGCGCCCGCTATAGTGACATGCCAATCTTCACCTTTGACATTACGAATCAGACCGAACTTTTCTAACCAACCCTTTGACTTGTCTCTTGGCCCAGCAAGTTCGTTCAGACCAGCTGACCCTATACTATTAATATCAATACCCAAGCCTTTCATGTGAACACTACCAGCACCTTGCCCTAAAGGCGCCATTGGTTGTGCTACTTTACCGCTAGGCTTACCATTGTTCTTCGCTAAGTCAGCATCATATAATTGTTTTTGTTTTTCATTTGAACGATAACCAGAAGTGATCGTCAGCATTTTGCCAGTTTCTTGTTTAAATGCTGATGCCATCAATTCAATACGGCGCTGAAACTCAGGGTTAAATTTTGAAGTATCTACGCCAGGATCTGCTTTCTTTGTAATGTTGTCTAAACTACCCGTTGGCTTAGTTAGTGGTTGTCCAGAAGGCACATCACTTGGGCTACCTTTAATTGGTGTTGCTAATGGTGCGCCAGAAGGTGCTGCTTCTTTTGGTGCAAATATTGATTTATCAGATACTCTTTTTGTTGGTGTTATTGCTGGCGGTGGAGTAGGTGCTTCTCTTACCGCACGACCTTCTGCTTTTTCTTGTTCATATTGTTTCTTGTTTTCAAGATATTCTTTAAGAGAAATGATTCTACCCTTGAGCAAAGAAATATCTTCATCAAGTGCTTTGATTGTTTCTACAGCATTGGCATAAGGATCTTCTTCAAGTGCTTTTCTTCTTTCTTCTTTGACACCTTTTGTTTCTACACCAAGTCCTTTGTCGAGTGAACGACCAAAAGACATGAGTTTTTCTTTTACCCAATCAGCAACACCACCAATAAAGTAACCTATACGTTCCGTTACTGGTTTAATAAAAGTACCGACACGTTCTAAAACTTTGGTAGCATCATCTTTTGTAATGAGTCCAAAAGAGAGAAACTCAATGAATGTAGACATCTCATCTGTTATGATTTCTGCAAAATTGAACGATGAGAAAAATCCGGCGATTGAAGAATAGAGAGATTCTAATGCTGAACCTATAACACCTTCAACACCACCATACATTTCTAAAACATCAAGTACCAAATCTTTGTTGAAGATGAAAACTGTAAACAAAAGAGTTGCCGCAGTAATTAGTGGCTTGAAGATTATCTCAAGCAATGATCTGCGTTTCTTTTCTTTCTTTTGCCTTTTTTCTTTTGGTTCTTTTAGTTTTACTTGTGTGAAACGATCTTTCAGTGGCGCAAGTTTACTCAACAGGCTCTCTTTTGCTGGCTTTTCACCAGTCTCATTTGTAAGAAATTTGCTAAAGCCTTTTGCTACCAACTTCAAGTCTCTTCCCATTCTAGGAAGAAGCAACATGTTCTTAGCAATTATTTTGAGTGAAGCAACACCAAGCAAAGTATTTTTTCTCTGCTCTTCTTTTTCTTTATCCTGTTTTGATAAACCAAACAGTTTGTTTGAAATCGATTTACCTAATATTTCTCTTATCATGCTACTCTTGCTGTTGCTAATTCGTTAGAGTCACTCTTTCTTGGTGCTATTGTACGGGTATCATATCCTTTTGTGTTGTTTATTTGTGAAACATTAATCACATCAACATCTTTTGGTTTTAGTTGCTCTCTTTGGCCTTGTGATACCTCTTTGCTTGTTGCTGACAATTCGACGCCACTAAAGTCGGACGAGTATTTGTCAACCTTTGCTAGAATCTCCGCACCAATACCTTTATCTAGGTTGAGAGACTTACCACCAATTGCTTGTGTGATAGCACGATTGGCTTCTGATTGAGAAGTGAATGAATTGACTTTGCTGCCCGCTGCTTTAAGTATAAATTGTGCTGTTACCTTTGCTGCTACAACAGGATCAAGTAATTGTGTTGGGTTACTTACTAAGTCTACACCAGCAAGCTTGCCATACAAAGCATAGTTGTTTTTACCTGTTAGTTGAATAAAACCACGACCGATGTATTTGAAACCATCACCTTCGGCGGTATTGCCCATACCTTTACCGATTGTAGTTTTACTTCCATATATGACTTCAGCGAACTTGTATGGATCTTTTTTGATTTCATGTAATTCAGCGTCAGAGAAATTTTTAACTCTGGTTGTAAACACCTGACGAATTCTATCGTTGCTTGTGTTCTTATATGCTAAGATATTTTCTTCAAAATTCTTAAAGCCCGTTTCTTTTTGTACGTTGGCTAATGTTGCAATGATCGCAAACTTGTTTGTTATACCAACGTTCTGTAATTCTTTAACGATAATTTTTACTAGTTCATCACGACCTGAGACCTTCGTTGGTGCTTCTGATGGTACTTTACCTGGCGCAGAAGGCTTTGGAGCATGTGCTTCTTTTTTGGCTTGTTGCTCACGTTGAATCGCATCAGCCAACCCTTTTTCCGATGTACGTAACTCTTCTCTTTTCTCTTGAAGTTTTTTTGTTGTCTCTGATGGCTTACCCATTGACTGTTCTTCTAATACGGCAACTTCGTCAATTAGCCGATCACGTTCTTCCGTTTTCATTAGAATGATTTCACGGGCTTTAGCTAGATTCTCTGCTACTTGTTTTTGTCTCTCTGCTTCTGCTTTTGCCGCTTCTTCGGCTGCTTTCTGTTGATCTATGATTGCGCCAAGTTCTTTTTCACTCAGAGGCTTTTCTTTGAGTGGATTCATCTCCATCATTTTGTCAATGGCATTATTTACAAACGTGAAGATGTAATCCGAAGTATCATTGATAAAGTTCGATAATTTTTCGGGAAAGTTTTTTACAAAGTTTACAGTACCATCGATTACTTTTTTGGCTGTGTCTTTGTCAAACAAACCAAATGTAAGTGAATCAACAACTCCAGCAATACCTGCTTTAATTGTTTCATACAGACTGCCAGTAGACTGCCATGTATCCCATGCGTCGGTCAGACCATCCCATAAAGTCAAAATGATTAGTGCGATCCAACCTATCGGTCCTGCTGCTGCCGCAATGCCTCTAAATGCTACTTTGACAGCCGACTTCTCAGCCATCTTAGCCATTTTCTTTTCGAGTTTACCTTTGAGTTTGTCTACCATTGGTCGTAGATACTTCTCAAAGGCTTCTTCAAAATACTTTAAAGTATTTTTAGCAAAGTCTTTAACTTTGCCTACAAGTTGCTTGGCAAGTTTCTTTATTTTTTCAAATAATTTTAAAAGTTTTTCTTTTAGTTTTTTTACTTGGTCTTTGGCAAACGTTTTGAATTTTTTGAACAACTTGCCACTAGAAGAATTCTCATCGTCTTCAGATGGCGTATTCTTTTTTACAAATTCGTCTTGAAGAACTTTGAACTTTCTTTCACGTTCATCGTCTTTGAGAAAATGCATGTCTGGATTTTCTGATGCTTTGCCACCATAAATCTCTACAAGTTTTATGATGTTCTGACGGATGATGTTCAAATCTCTGGCAATTCGTGAGACTGCCATAAAATTCAAAGAAGCTTTTGAAAGTTTTTTGACGGTGGGTGAAGTTCTTTTAGTAGAAGTTTTATTTAAAACTTTCTTACTTATTGTTAGCCCAAGTTTTTCGGATAACATTTTATGTCGTTAGATAGTTTTTCATAAAACTTGAATTATATGGATCAGCAACACTTTCTGTAGATGGTGCTTTTTGACCAGAAGTATTGTTTGTCATTGGCGCATTGACTATAGTTCCAGCATCAGCCGCAGCATCCATTCTTTGACCTTCTGCGACCATTGATGAATTAGTTGATAATGCCGAACCAGAAGGTGCAGACATTGCTGGTGTGGGCATGGGTGATGAAGGTGCTGCAGCACCAGAACTTATTGTACCACCTGTTGCCGCAGATGCATCACCAACACTAGTACCACCAATAGCCGGTGTAACTGATGCAGGCGATGCTTTCACACCTTTTGCCATCTGTAAAATTTTGGTGGGCTCACCACCAACGGCAATAACTTTACGACGAACTTCTTCTTCCGTTATCGCTTTGCCGGTCGCTTGATCTGTGTAGCCAGTTGACGAAGATGGATCAACGTTGATGCCAACCTTAGAACTTAGAAAACCTTTTGCAGCATCTTGACTCTTTTCCGCATTAAGAGGACTGTATGGATCAGGAGTAGGTGACTTGCTTACCGTTTCAGCAAGTGCTTGCTGTGATACTTTTTGTTTTTCTTTTGACTTGTCTTCTAATCTTTCTTTTGCTGCTTTGTCATAAAACACACCTTCACCAGAATCAAGTTTTGTTTGCATTCCCTTGAGTGAAGTTGTTGCAGAAGATGTATATGCTTCGGGGGTGGCACTACCCGAATCTTTTTTAAATGGGTAATAAGGTTTAGTGTCTTGCAATACACTACCTTTATATCCCACACCAGCAATTGTAAAATCGTATGAAGTAAATTTACTGAAGGGTATTGCTGGTATTCCAACATTGTTTTTTAACCATGTAACAACTTTATCAAACATCTCTGTGATACCAAGCAACAGTGGCATCATCATTTTTAATGCTGAGTCCATGCCTTGACGAAGTTCTTTTTCACCAAACAAACCAAATGTGATGAACTTTAAGAATCCACCAAGTGCAGCAACGAGTGTGTCTACGATGCTGCCACTTTCTTTCCAAACTTTGATGCCATCAAGAATGCCGTTGATCAGACCACCAATCAACATAGCGGGTACAAATATTTTACTCAGTATCGCAAGTATTGAGCCACCACTAAACAATGAAGCAAAGCCACCAACAATACCAGTAATCAGACCACCAATTAACTTCACAGGATTAAGCATACTCAACAGACCACCAATGCCACCTTCTTCTTTTGGTGCTGCTTCTCTGCCACCCCTCTCTGTTGCTGGTGTTGCTGCTTTACTTTTTGCTCTTGCTGCTTCTAGTTCTGCTTCACGTTGATCTTCAGATTTAAAAAACTTATCTGCTTTAGTCGCAGCAGTTTCACCTTTGATCTTTACGAGTTTAGATATGTTTTGACGAAGCACATTGACATCTCTTGCTATGCCAGGAAAAGCAAGAGATTGTTTAGCAATTAAATCAAGAAAAGGAAGCACATTAGAACCAACTGTCGATTCATTTTGTTCTGAACCAGAATCCGAAGTTTCTTTTTTAGATGTGTCAGTCGTTGAATAACTTCTTTTTTGTTTAGTTGGTTTTGTAGTTTTAGATTTAGTTTTTGTGGGACTTGTTTGTTTTTTTTCTTTGCTATCTTGAAATACTAATGGTTCATTAGTTTTTTTTCTTTTTTTCTCAAGTTCTCTTTCCTCAGCCATTTTTGCAATCCATTTTTGCAAAAAGCTTACTTCTGATTTAGGCTTTTTTGAGTCTAATTCAAAATCTTTTTTATTAAATTTAAATTCTTTAATTCTTTTAATCGCATCAGATATCTTGCCACCTTTTTTAGATAAATTAACTTTTTCTAATAAAGCGGCAAGTTGACTCGAAGTCATTTTAGGCAAATCTAATTTTGGTATGTTCATTACCTTCTACTCTGTTTTTGTGCGTTGATACGTTCTTTTTCTTCTTCCAAATACTGCATCAAAAGACCCAAGTAAATGGTTCTTTCCCAAGGTAACATTTCTTCAAGTTCAGTCAAACTATACTTGTGATGCTGAATCAATGCAAAGTTTGTCTGATAATAATTACTCAGTGTGTCATAACGAAAAATTAGGCGAAAAAATTTTGTAGGCCCTTAATCTCAATGTCTTCTTCGTAACCACATTTACCACATTTGAAGTGAACATCTTTCTTCAGTTCTGGCATCGTATCAAAAAACAATTTAATCTTTTCTAAGTCTTTTTGAGACATTGAGTCTACGAATTCTACCAACTCTTCATGTGAAGAATCTTTGGCATAATATACTTGTTCTTTATCGTACAGATATTCAATACAATCAATTAACACATTTACCAGAATATCGTTTTCATTCATGCTTTCGTACTTTTGAATCATCTCAAAAGTGGGATACTTTAGACAAATGCCAATTTGATCATTTAACATAAACTTGTTGTTGTGATTCGCATGAACTGTTGGTTCAATTTCAAGCAGATTCAGTTTGAAATCTACTGAACCACTACAAGTGGCATCTTCACCTTTATCGTTCTTAATAACATTGTTACACTTATACTTCAAGTCAACAACTTCTTCTACCGATCTTGCACGAAGGTGCATAAACAAATATTCAAGATCAAATGTTGGTAAAGAATCAATATCAATTTCATCCAATACACAATTCTTTAGAACTCTACGAATTGTTCCAATCACATCTTTCGTATCTTCTGATTCTGCTGCCATTAAAAACAATTTTTGTTCTTTGACCAGAAATGGTCTAATTCGAACACTCTGTCCATTTGAAATCAATTTAATCGTATAAATTGGTACGTCAAGTTTTGGTAACATAATTTCCTCTCAATTAGAATGAAAAAATTCTGGACGCCGCTGTTCCTCCGAGTGTGCTGAGTGTTTGACCAATATCATACTGACCTTCAAATATCGTGCGATATTTTTGATAAGAAAACGAAACTGATAAACGATGAAAACCTTCTTCAGCCCAACTCAAAGGTTGCGGTGCTATTCCCACAGGAAAAGCGTCCATTAATTCTACGGCATATATTTGACGAACAAAATCGTCATATTGAATAATACGAATGTTTGTCAGGTATCTTGTGGCATTACTTTTTGGAAATCTTGCATTGTTCGTATCTGATGGGATAATTGAATCCATCCAACGCTCAAATAGTTTTCTCTCATAGAATTCGTTTGTACACAGAAAAGTTAAACTTGTGTCTGTGTATTGCATACGATATGGTACTTTAAATGATGGACCATAGATTCGAGCATCTGCTGTTTCAATTGTTCTGCCAGGCAATTCTGCCGATTCACATTGTAGTGCTAAGTATCTTGACACAGAAGGATTAGATGAACGGGTACCTTCATTCTGAAATCCTAATGACGAATTAATAGCATCAGACACATCAGAGAAAATTGAGTTTGGAAAGTTCAATACTTTTTCTAAAAATGAATTTCCAATTGACTGTCCAATGTATGCTGGTATTGGTATAATAACTTCGTAACGACAAGGACGAGCAAGGCCGTCTTTGCCTTTAATATTTGATAAAAACAGATTGGGTGAAAATGCCATTAAAATTTGTCCTCTGAATCTGACCAGACTTTGCTAGCCGTTGCTTTTGCAAAAGATTCCACAGGGAGAAGAGCAGCGATGTCCCATTCGTCAGCAGATATTTCCAAAAATCTAGATTGAACATGTCCAGACAAGTACCGTTTGATACACGGTGATGCTTCATAGATTTTTGATGCTCTTTTTAAAAAGTCGTAACTAATTCTAAATCTTGTGGTTTCGTCATAATCACGGTTATTCAAAATTGTACTCAGTTTGTCGAGAAGAATGATTCGTCGCTTTGGGTGAATGTAATGTAGATTCAACCCTAGAAAGCCGTCTGGATATCGTTCTATTGGAATAACCAATGGGAACCTGTCGTAGTATGGCAACGAATCTTTCGTCTTTGGATCATAATAATAAAAGTACATACGACCAATGATAGACTGATTTTTTAATCGTTCACGATCACGCATCAACTCACCTTTGGTGGGTCTGAGTGAAGGAACTTTGGACCTTAGCCACGAACGAGCCTCACGGGATCGTGGTGCATATCCTGACTTAGCAAGGGATTCCTTAATTCTATCAATGAGTCGTTTCGCCATCGATTATTTATCTGATACCCAAATGCTTTTCCGTCAAAATTTGAAACTGCCAGCCATGATCTTTACAGAACTCTTCTGCCGCATACCATTTGGCTTTATTGATTTCGTAAGTGATTGCTTCTTGAAGATATGTCTTGGTCTTGCGTTTTTGTGTGGGTGGTTGAGTCTGCTTTTCTGGTTTGACTTCTATGATGTAAGTCATCACTGTGCCGTCTGCTTTACGCATCTTGGCAATAAAGTCTGGAAAGTAACGATGCTTCTTTTTGTCAATTGGACTGTAATAGGGTATGGGAAGCTCTTCCGAACCCCACCAAATGACGTTCGGATTCTCATCTAAATAATTCATTACCTTTATTTCCCACGTAGATCGATAGATGATATTGTTCGCATCACCCTTGTATTTCTGTGGGTTTTTTGGTTTAAATCTTCCTTTATTTGACATAAATACTATCTAGTCAATCAAAACAGGAACCCTCATGGCATTTTTCGGTCTATCAGATATTACCATAGCAAAAGAAGACAATAGAAGAGGACCACTGGCACCTCTTTTTCAGGGTACCACAACAAACACTTTTAGATATCCTTTAGACATTGGTAATTATGACAAAGCGCATTACATGGTTGTCAATGTTTTCAAACAAAATAATTCACAGTTCCAGGGCGTTCAGCAAAGTGGCGTCAATAGAATAGGTAACATAACTCCTTCGACTGCCACGGGATCGCAAAGCCCATCTTTCGCATCAAAAATTAATAGCGCCGTCGATAACGCTGTAAATAATTTTACAAGTGGAAGAAGTTTGTTTGGTAAAAGTATCGCAACTAATTTTGGTGGACCAGTGAAACAAAGTGCTGCTGTAGACATTGATCAAAACTCTTACATCAGCAACGTGCAGAGTATTGAAAATGATTCTCTAATAAAAACAACTACAAAAACTGATGAGACAATCGTTCTTTATATGCCAGACACTCTTCAATATACTTTTGCACAGTCATACGCTGAAGCGGCTTTAGGTGAAGAGTTGGGTGGTAAAATAGCGGTAGCGGGTAAGTCTGTATTGGAAGATTTGAAAAATGGTTTAGATCCCAAAGCTGCTGCTGAAAAAGGTCTAAAGGGTCCAGCGGCAACTGCTGCTATACAAAAAGGAATTGAAGCTACTGGTGCGGTTATTGGACAGGGTTCTGCTAGGGCTGCGGCATTTTTGGCTCTTGGTGGCGTAAACAATCCAATGCTCGAACTGCTCTATTCATCACCATCATTTCGTCAGTTTACTTTCGAATTTATGTTTTATCCTCGTGATGAAAAAGAAGCATTAGAGGTTCAAAACATTTTAGAGAGATTAAGATTTCATCAAGCACCAGAGATAGACGGTGGTTCTGGTGGACTTCTATTAATACCACCTTCAGAGTTTGAACTTTCTTTTTACTATGGCGGTCGACCAAATCCAAACTTACCTGGCATAGGTCGTTGTGTTCTCACAAACATGTCAGTAAATTATGCTCCCAACGGTTGGACAGCATATGAAATGTTTGGTGAAAATGATCCACGTTTGGGTCGCACTGGTATGCCTACAGCTATTCAATTAACACTCGATTTTAAAGAAACTGTTATTCTTACAAAGAAAAGTATGGTTCGTGGCGATGGTGGTTACAAATCAACACAGTCTGTTGGTACGAAAATACAAGACATTTATAACACACTTAAAAAATAATGGCCAAGTATTTTAATTTTTTCCCAAAAACACTTTATTCTTTATCCGATAAATCAACGGCTGCTGATTTCGTAACAAACATTATTGCTCGTTTTGGATTTGAACAAGAACTAAAAGAAAACTCTAGTATATACTACCCATATGATATTCAAGATGGTGATACACCAGAAACAATTGCTAACAAGTATTATGGTTCACCCGAAAAACATTGGGTAGTTTTATTGTTCAACGATATTATTGATCCTCAATATGATTGGCCTCTTGATCAAAGAACAATTATTAATTATATTGATGACAAATATACAGCGAATGGTACAGCAAATACAACACCACAAACTGGATTGGCTTGGTCAAAATCAAACACAAAGTCTTATTATAAAGTGGTCACAAGAGTTACAAACAACGCAGTAAGAGACACAATTAAAGAAAAGTTGGAAGTAGATTCTAACACATATGCTAATGTTGTTATTTCAACCTCTTCATATACATTACAAAACAATACAACCATAACACAAACGGTAACAAAAGAAACGGAAACATATTACGATTATGAAGTAAATTTGAATGAATCAAAAAGAAGAATTAAATTACTCAGGGCAGATATTGTGTCGCAGTCAGGTTTACTTGATGAATTCAAACGAGTGGTGAGTTCCAAAGATTAAAAATGGAAACAGTTAATTTACCAGAAACACCCTCTAAATTTAGTATCAACGAACTTGCTATTGTAACTAAAGCAGGTAAATTGGACATATCTAAATTGTTTCAGGAAATAAACATATTTGATTCTCTATTATCTCCCGTTATGTCTGGTGCCGTAGTTATTATTGATTCTATTGGTTTATCATCTAAACTTTTGTTTGATGGCTCAGAAGTTCTTCTTGTGAATATTGGCAAAGACACAGATTCGTCGTCTTTTCGTTTAAAGAAAGCATTTAGAATATATCGTCAAAGCAACAGAGCCACACTACAACAAAATGCAGAAACATATACTTTAGAGTTTGTTTCTGACGAATTTATTTTTTCTGAACAACAAAAAATAAATCAATCTTACAAAACAACTTACAGTGATGTAGTGAATAAAATATTAGTTAATTATTTAAAAGTACCAGAACAAAAATTGAGAGGCGTATTTCAAGATACAACTGGTGTTCGTGATTTAGTTATACCTAATTTAAAACCTCTTGATGCTCTAGAGTGGTGTGCCAAACGTGCAGTCGATCAAAGAAGATCGCCTAATTACGTTTTCTTTGAAAATAATTTGGGATTTAACTTTGCTTCATTGTCTTATCTTCTATCATCTGATTATTTGTTCAAGATTAAGTTTCCAGCAAAAAATTTAGAAGAAACAAAACCAAATCAAGATTTGTTAAGTCCACGACACTTTGAAGTTGTCAATCAGTCAGATAAAATAAAAACTACCAGAGAAGGTGTGGCTGCTGGAACATTCATTGGATTTGATCCTATTACCAGAACAATACAAAATAAACGCATTGGGTTTGAAGATCATTACAATGCTATGGACCATGGCAACGATACTGCCAACTTTTCTCAATCAAAAAATAGAGGCGGTGAAACTGCAACTCAAGCATTTGATTCTAAAAAAGTAGTGAATATTTTTGGTGCCAATATAAAAAATAGTCAGTACATTAAAAAGTATGACCCAACATCAATCTCAAAAGTTGAAACACCAGAAGATTTCATATTTGCTCGAAAAGCAATCTTTGCTAATTTGATGAATAAAAGAATTAAACTTGTGATGCCTGGTAATTTCCAATTAACTTCAGGCTTCAACTTGAACGTTCGTGTGCCAGACTTTTCTAAAAAAGAAAGCGGTTCAGAAAACGAAGATCGTTCGTTAAGTGGAAAATACTTGATTATTGCTACAAGACACATTATCAAGTATGACATGCACGAAACAGTTTTGGAACTTGCAACAACCTCAAATGAAATTGATTTTATACCACAAAGTGTACCAGAACAAAATCAAGCAATAGAGACATATGGAAACTACTGACAATAAAGATTTTGCTGGTAAATATGGTTTTACCTGGTGGATGGGGGTTGTTGAAAAAATTAACGATCCTTTGAAACTTGGTCGTTGTAAAGTTCGTTGTGTTGGTTGGCACACCGACAATAAATCTTTATTGCCAACAGACGATTTGCCTTGGGCAATGTCTTCAATTCCAGTGAATATTAATAATGTTTACCCACCACGTGAGGGTGACATGGTATTTGGTTTTTTTGTTGATGGTGAAAATGCTCAAGTACCTGTAATTCTTGGTGTGCTTCCGGGTATACCACTTAACGCCGCAAACTATCAGCAAGGCTTCAATGATGCTAGAACTCCAGCAGAAGTTTCTGCTGCACCAGTCAAGCCATATGAGTCAGCAACAAATTATCCACGTAAATTGGACGAGCCAACAACATCAAGACTTGCTCGAAATGATTCTGATTATCCATCTGAAATACTAGCAGCAAAAAGAGAAAGAAAAGCAAGTAAGGTTGAACCCGATTCATATTACAACGCAAAGTATCCATATAATAATGTGTATGAATCCGAGTCTGGTCATGCTCTAGAATTTGATGATACCAAAGGTGCAGAACGAGTTCATGTTTATCATCGTTCGGGATCATACACCGAATGGGGTCCAGCTGGTGATAGGTCAGAAAGAATACAAAGAAATAAGTTTGAAGTTGTTATTGGAGATGAACAAGTATACGTCAAGGGTGATGTAAAAATCTATGTTGACGGTGACTATGATTTGGAAGTTACTGGCGACATAAGAATAAATGGTCAGACAATCAATCTAAATCAAGGAACAAAAGGTGCTGCTCGTATTGATGATACAACCTCAGATAACGATAGCGAAACAAATGGACCAGACACAGGAAAAATTACATCTGGTTCAGATACAGTGTTTATTGGGAACTGAATAAATAAAACATGACTACCACAATAACATCAATTAATCCTAAGATTGAAACCGAAAGGTCTTATAGAGACTTAGACTTAAATTTTACGGCACATCCTGTCAAGAAAGATGTCAGTGTTCATCTTAATGAAAAGGCGATAATTAATTCCGTAAAAAATCTAGTTTCAACTAACTTTTATGAAAGACCGTTTCAACCAGAGTTAGGATCTTCAATTCGTGCTTTGCTCTTTGAACCCGTTGACTCAGTTTTTGGTGCATCAATAGAAAGACGATTACTTGATGTAATCAACAACTATGAACCCAGGGTTTCTGTTGAATCAGTTGTTGCCATACCGGCACCAGATGAAAATGGATATAAAGTAACCTTAACATTTTTTATTGTTAATTTGACTAATCCAATTACAATTAATTTCTTTTTAGAACGTATAAGATAAAATGGCTGAACCACTACAAGTTACTGAACTTGATTTTGATCAAATCAAGCAAAATTTAAAAACCTATCTGAAGAGTCAATCTGAATTTACAGACTATGACTTTGATGGTTCAGGATTAAGTATATTGTTGGATATTTTGGCATATAATACTCACTATCAAGCATACTACTTGAACATGGTCGCCAATGAAGCTTTTATGGATACGGCTTTGTTGCGTGATTCTGTGGTATCTCATGCCAAAGTTTTGGGTTATGTTCCTTATTCTCGTAAGGCTTCACGTGCCGTTCTTAACTTTACAGTAAACACCAATGTTGATGATTCTTCGACTTTGACTATACCAAAAGGATTTGCTTTTTTATCCAATGAAATTGACGGTGTATCTTATAATTTTGTAACACTGGAAGAAAAAACTGTAACTAAAGCAAACACAGATTTCATATTTTTAAGTTTGCCAATTTACGAGGGTCAGTTAGTAACTTATAGTTATACTTACGATCAAACAACAAATCCAAAACAAATATTTGTCTTGCCAGATGTAAACATTGACACAACATCTTTAACTGTTTCTGTTCGACCTTCAGCATCAAATACTGATACGGAAGTTTATACACTTGCTTCAGATGCATCTGAAAATACAACAACGTCTACCGTATTTTATTTGCAAGAAAATAGAGGTCAAAAATATGCGATTTATTTTGGTAACGACATAACAGGCAAGAGTTTAACAAACGGTTCAGTTGTAAGTGTAACTTATTTGGTCACAAATGGAGCGGCAGCAAACAAAGCAAATAATTTTGTGGCTACAGGAACCTTAACTGATTCGGGCAATCAAAATCAAACAAATTTTACAATTAATCCTATAAGTGCTGCTTCAGGTGGAGCCGAACGTGAAAGTGTTGATGAAATAAAATTTTCAGCACCTCTTCAGTACACGACACAAAATCGTTTAGTCACAACTGAGGATTATGAATCTTTTATTAAAAAAAATTATCCTTCAGTGGACTCTTTATCTGTTTGGGGTGGAGAAGATGAAATTCCAGCAGTTTATGGTAAAGTGTTTATTGCGTTAAAACCAAAAGATAATTACTTCATAAGCCAAGCTGAAAAACAGAGAATCATTGATGAGATTATTAATCCAAGAGCAATTATTTCGGTCAGTGCTGAAATTAGAGATCCAGATTATCTTTACATTTTGCTGAATAATCAAGTAAAGTATGATTCGAAAAAAACTGTGCTTACAGAAACACAACTTTCTTCACAAATTAGAAGTGCAATTATTAGCTATAAACAAATTAACTTAAATAAATTTAATGCTATTTTTGCTCTTTCAAAGGTACAAGATCAAATTGATGGTGTAGAAAATAACGCCATTATTGGTTCAGAAACAACAGTTAGACTTCAGAAAAGAATAACTCCAGAACTAAACAAAAGTTCTAATTATACAATAAATTTTGGTGTTCCTATTAAAAGAGGCACACTAACAGATAGATTAACAACAACAGAATTTTCAGTTCTTGATAATACCGGAGTAACTAGAACAGCCATCATTGAAGAAATACCACAATCATTTACTGGTATCTCATCAATCGAAATTGTAAATGCTGGATATGGATATACTTCAACACCCACAGTTACAATTTCTGGTGATGGTATTGGTGCAACAGCAGAAGCCATTATTGAGGGTGGAAGAATCACGCAAATTCATATATCAAACCGTGGCACTGATTATACACGTGCTACTGTGACTATCACTGGTGGTGGCGGTTACAGCGGTTCAGCTACACCGGTAATTGATTCGAAAGTTGGAACACTTAGAGTTATCTATTATGACGAAAATGCTAATAGACAAGTTATTGATTCTAGTGTTGGTGAAATTTTTTACGATACAGGTGTTATTACATTGAGTGATTTAAAAATACTTTCAGTTTCATCAAACGATGGTCTGCTGCGTTTGACCGCAGTTTCGGAAGAAGGTGTGATTGAGTCAACAAGAAATGTGATTATAACAATTGATGAAAATGATGCAACATCAATTGTAACAACGCTTGAAAAAATGACAGCATAATGACTACAGATTTAAAAACATCATTACTTATCAATCGTCAAGTTCCTGAATTTATTCGGGACGAGTATCCTACTTTTATTGCTTTTCTTGAGGCATATTATGAATTCCTTGAACAAAAACAAGGATCAGAAACAAATGATTTGATCACTCAAGCGAAATCTCTTCGTTATGTCACTGATGTTGATGAGTCGATATCTCAGTTTCAAACAAATTTTATCAATAATTATGCGCCATTAGTTCCACAAAACGCAACTGTTGATAAAGCATTTTTGATAAAAAATGTATTACCTTTTTATTTGACTAAAGGTAATATTAAATCTTTTGAGTTATTTTTCAGACTTCTTTATGGTACAGATGTTACCATAACTTTTCCTAAAGACAATATTCTTCGTGCTTCTGATGGAAAATGGACTGTAGAGAATGTTGTTCGCATTGATAATGAAGTCTATTCCTACTATGTTGGGAACGGTACAAAAAAAGAGTTTATTCTTGCTCAACAAGTTGGTGAATCAGACGTTATTGTTTATCTAAACAATGTTGTAACAACAAGCGGCTTTTACATACTTAAAGAAGCCAAGAAAATTATTTTCGATTCTGCTCCGGCAAGTAATATTGAAATAAAAGTTGTTTATAATAATTTTAATGAAAATCTTTTTACGAATAGAAAGATTACTGGTCTAACTTCAGGTGCCACAGCAATAGTTGAACGAGCATCACCAAGACTAATTACACAGCAAACTTCAATTGAATTATATGTTGACGATGCTACTTTATTGGGAACATTTTTAAATGCTGAAGTAATTACAACAGATATTTTTGCTGATGATGGTGAAACATTAATTACAATTAGATCAGACACGGTAGCAACACTCAGTTCAATCACAATAACAAATGGTGGTGCTAGTTATAATGTAGGTGATCCAGTAACAATTATTGGTGGTGCGCCACAAACACCCGCTGAAGCAGTTGTAAGTGAAGTGTCGGTTGGCTTTGCTGATTCAGCAAATATTGGTTATGGTGGTGCTGGTTTTGCGCTTGGTGGCATTATAACAGCATTCAATAATGATGGAACAATCACTCTTGCTTCTGGTGCGATTGATTCTTCTGGAGCAAATTCGCCAAATACATATACGCTTTTTACTGATACGATTGATGTTTACTCCAATATAGTTCTTTCGAATAGTGATTATGGTTTCCCTTCAAATGTAATTCCTACGGGCGAAAACATCTCGACAAGACTTGTTGATGCGTTTTCAAAAGCCACAATTACAGACATTGGTCCAATGACTAATGTTATTATTCTTTATTCTGGAACAGACACTTCAAATTTAACAATTGATGCCGATGGCGCAAAGTACGCAAACACATTTGACATAAAAACCTTCGGTTCAATAGGTAGAATTGACATAGTTTCTGGTGGCAGCAATTATAGAATAGGTGATGAAATTGTACTAGGTGCAAACCCAGTAGGTACATATGGCAGAGGTTTTGCTGCCGCAGTTACAAATACAAGTGCTTCTGGTGCTATTACAAGAATCGAACTACAACCATCAAGAATTACTGGTAACGCAAACACTACATCTGGCAATGTTGTAGTTGTTGGTATTGGAACTGATTTTGTGAATGAATTATCAGTTGGTGATCGAATCATGATCAACTCTGAAGCCCGTTATGTGAACTCTATTCTATCATCCACTTCACTTAACGTAAACGTAGCCTTTACACGAACTTCAACCGAAAAAAGAGTTGGTGTTTACGACAGATATCTCATTGGTGGTCAAGGTTACATACAAAATAATTTTCCGTCTGTTACTGTTTCTTCAGCAGCAGGTACAAGCGCAAACTTACAAATTACTTCATTAATGGGAGATGGTGAAAGACTTGGAATTAATGCTTCGGGTGTGGCTGGAGAAATCACAAAAATCAGAGTGACAAATCCTGGTGTTGGTTATCAGTTTATACCAACAATTGATCTGTCAAGTCGTGGTGACGGCACTGCAACCGCTGAAGCACAGATTGAAAGATCCTACATTTCTTTCCCAGGTAAATGGGTTGGATCAGATGGCATCATTTCGTCGTTGGATAGAAAAATAGAGGGCTTAGATTATTACATAGACTTTACCTATGTAACTTCAGTTGCTACGGAGTTTTCTAAGTATGCAGAAATTTTGAAAGGTTTACTACATCCGGCAGGCTTCAAAAATTATGCCGAGTATCCACTTTCAAGACCAATCGATTTAACTTTGACAGTTGAATCTACTGTAGCACAAACGATTTCTGGATTAGTTTCTACAAACGCCAATTCTATTATCGTCACTGGAACATCAACTAAATTTAATGTTGCGAACAGCCTGGGTACCATTTCAATTGGTACACAAATCTCTATAAATAATCAGATACGCACAATCAATGCGATTATTAGCAACACTTCATTGACAGTCTCAAGTGCATTTACAAGCAATTCATCTGCACAGACATTGATTATTATCACATAAATATAACTTATGGCGCTAAATTATACATCAGAAAAACTTTCACTAGACAATGCTGAGAGATTTAAAGACTCTTTCAGTGATGCTGATCCGTCTATTCAATACATTTTTATTGGAAATCACACACCGTATTCCAATGAATCTTCTCCGTCAAGCATTGTAGAAACAATCGCAAGTGAAAAGTCTGTTTGGGATAACATGTTTGCGGCAAAAAAAGTTACCGCAACTGACGTAGAATTGGTCATACCTAGAGTAAATTGGACAGCAAACACAAAGTATCGTCAGTATGATGATACGATTGCTTTGTCAGACTTGATTAGTGGTAATACTACTCAAAATCTGAAGCCTTTTTATATTATTACGTCAGACAGAAATGTTTATAAGTGTCTTTCAAATAATTTTTCTTCAAACTCTACGGTTGAACCTACGGGTGATTATTCTACTTCTAATGGCGCTATTTCAACGGCTGATGGCTATATTTGGAAGTACATGTTCAATGTCAAATCGTCGAACAAGTTCTTAAATACTGATTGGATTCCAACACCAACAAGAAATACTCAAACAAGTGGATTGTCGGATTATGGTCTTGATGACACAGGTGTTGTAGAAGGTGAATTGACAACGGTTGTAATTACTAGCGGTGGTTCTGGTTACTATGACACAAGTATTGGTGTGACTCCTTTTATCACCGGCTGTTCTATTTTGACTGTAGCAAACACAACAAATATTGCCGCAAATATGGCAGTTTCGGGAACAGGTATACCTACTGGAACAATTATTTCTGTTCTCGATACACCAAACAACAAAATTACTTTGTCATCAGCAGCTACGTCAAATGGCGGTGGCAACGGATCAAATCTATCAATTGCTACCCGAATCTATTTTGATGGTGATGGTATAAATGCCGCAGGCTCGGCAACTCTGGCAAACGGTCAAATATCTAAAATTACGATTACAACAATTGGAACAGGGTACTCACGTGCAAATGTTTTGATATTCGGTTCAGGTACAGGTGCCAACGCTAGAGCAATTATTGCGCCAAAATATGGACATGCCAAAAATCCAGCAAAAGATTTGTTGGCTAAAAATGTCATACTGACAAGTGTAATTGGACAAGTTGATTCTACTGAAGATGGTTTGATTTCTATCGACACATCTTTTAGACAATTTGGATTACTCAGAAACCCGCATAAATATGGTCAATCGGCAGTAGCAAATAATTCAACTGCCAATGCGGTCATAAGCCAAGCAAGAACTTTGACGATGACCCCAGGTCCTTCATATACTCTTAATGAATATGTGTATCAAGTAACTGCTAACAATACAATTGCGTATGGTTTTGTTTATTCACAAACGGCTACTGCGATAAAAGTTACTCAAGTTAAAGGTAGTTTTGTTGTTGGTCTTTCAGTTATTGGCGCATCATCAGGAACATCACGTACACTAGTGGCATCAGCAAACCCTGAATTTGAGCCGTATTCTGGTGATATTTTGTATGTTGAAAACATCGAAAAAATAGAAAGAGAAGATGGTCAAGCTGAAAATATCAGATTTATTATACAATTCTAAAGGTTAGACATGGCATTAAATTTTAATACAAATCCATATTATGATGATTTTGATGAGGATAAAAATTTTCATAGAATCCTGTTTAGACCTGGTCGTGCTGTACAAGCACGTGAATTAACACAATCACAAACTATTCTTCAAAACCAAGTTGATCGTTTTGGTAAGCACGTTTTCAAAGAAGGTTCAAGAGTTACCGGTGGTGAGACATTTGATGAGACTGTAATTTCCGTTAAACTTCAACCAACTTTTGGGAATACCACAATTGATATTTCCAATTATGATGGTTATTTTGCTGTTGCTAATAGCAGTAATGCTGTCTACAAAATTAAAAAAGCTGAAGTTGCTGACACCGTAGATCCAAACACCTTGTTTTTGTTGTTTATTAAGGGTACGGGTAGACTATCTTCAAATGCGAATAGTGCTGTCTCCAACTCCGAAACACTTAAAATA